TATATAAAGTTCGATATGCTTATGCAAAAACGACAACAAAGCAAGCTAATAATCCAAGCAGGCCATTCTGTACAGAAATGATTATGATGGCTAATTCTGGTATTGAATTTAGATACGAGGATATTAAAAAAATGGGTAAGGATGGAGTTAATGGACAGTTTGCTCCCTCAGGATCAAGTACTTACGATTTGTTTACTTGGAAAGGTGGCGTTTACTGCTATCATGGATGGATGAGAAGAATATACTTTAGAAAACAAGTAAAAGGAAAGTTCTTACCAAATAAAGGATTAGATAACGAAAAGCGAGTTGGGAATAATCCTTATGTAAAGCAGAAAGGAAAAGAAGCAGTTGCTCCTATAACAACTCCATCACGTGGAAGCTTAAAAAATAGATAATGGCAACAGTTTTATTTATATCGGAGGACAGGTTAAAAACATCAACCGCTCTAAACTACAATATTGACACGGAGTATTTGCTTCCGTTTGTCAAGATTTCACAAGATAAGCACTTACAGGCTATTCTAGGAACCCAACTATATGAGAAGCTAGAGAATGAGATCCAGGCAGGAACTTTAGCAGGAGCTTATAAAACTCTAGTAGATGATTATATACAAGATGCTTTAGTTCATTACGCTATAATTGAGGCTTTGCCGTTTATTTCTTACAAGATTGCTAACGGATCAATAACTCAAAAGAATAGCGAGAACGGAACAGCAGCAACTAAGAACGATGTCGATTGGTTGATACGGAAGCAGATGGATAGCGCAGAGTTTTATGGTCAAAGGATTATTGATTATTTAATATATAAAACAAGCTCTTTTCCTGAATATAGCTCTAATTCAAACGCTGATATTGATCCAATTGGGAACGCTTACAATTGTGGAATTAAAATAGATTAATGCCGTACAAGCCAAAAATAAAGAACATTAAAAAGCTAAAGATTTATTTGGCTAAAATTAAGATTGATGAACGAAAAAATTGACACAGTTGTATTTAATAGCATAAATTTCTCAGCTTTAGGCATTACTTTTATAGGGGTGGAACAATTTTTAACTATCTTAGTGCTTTCAACAGCGTTAATTTATAACATTAAGAAGTTAAAGGATGGAGCTTAGAAACTTTATTAAAGAAGAGTTTACTTGCGACGGTAAAAATTGCTTTAAAAAAATGAGTCCTAAATTATTGAAGATGCTGGACGATGCAAGAGAATTTGCAGATATACCATTTACAATAACAAGCTCATGGAGAAGTAAAGCGCACAATATGGAAGTGGGAGGAAAGCCTAATTCAGCTCATTTAAGAGGTACAGCAGTTGATATATCTTGCTTTAGTTCTTACCAAAGAATGTTAATAGTAGAGGCTTTGTTTGATGCAGGCTTTACTAGGATTGGAATAGCTAAAACTTTTATTCATGCTGATTGCGATATTGAGTTGCCGCAGGAAGTTCTTTGGATGTATTAAATGAATTGGATTATATCAATAGGATTTTACACAGGAATACTTTTTGGGGTTTATTCTCAAAAGTTCGATGATGGCATTAGTCATTATTTATATTTGCCGTTTTGTTTCATTAGTTTAGATATTTATTATGATTGAATTTGTAGCACTTAATTGGGGTGAGTTATTAGTCGGTTTAATGGCTTTTACTAAGGTTGTTGTTAACCTTACACCAACAGAAAAAGATAATGCCGTATTTGGCAAGATTGATATGTTTATAAACTTCTTTATAAAGGACAAATTAAAGTAGTGCCTATTGGAGCGATTGCTAAATCTCTAGGAAAGATTAGCGAAGTATTCAAAGAGGGGCAACGTCAAAAGAAATGGAGTGCCAAGAGGTCAGTAAGTGGCGTTTTGGTAACGGCTGCTGTTGCTGACATGTCAGTAAATGGTTTGACGGAGTACAATGTTGTGTTAAGTTTTATCGCTATATTGCCTTTATGTTTCACCGTATTCTCAAAAGCATGAAAAAAAAATCCGACAGTTGGAATAGAATGCGCCTTAAACCCGAAGAGATTGAGGTCATAAAAAAGTACAGAGCCAACACGCTTGAAAACATAAACGACAATTCTGCACTTGACTTGCATTTGCAAGAGCGAGGGATTGACAAAAAAGACGTTGTAAGCGTTAAGCATTGGCAGAACATGAGCGGAGAGCTTCGCTTTTCTGTTGTTACAAAGGAAGATTCAGGTATCGATGAGAGTGGTATATTTAGCCGTCTTAATTCGTTTATTGAAAATCACGCTCCGACATATCCAACAATCAAAAGAGAAGCAGGCAGGCACTTACTAGTTATTAATCCTGCTGATATTCATATTGGTAAATATGCCAATGCAGAAGAAACAGGAGAAGATTACAATATACCGATTGCTGTGTCTAGAGTTATAGAGGGCGTACAGGGATTGATACAAAAATCTAAAGGGTTTAGTATTGATCGGGTTTTATTCTGTATTGGGAATGATATTTTACACGTTGATAATGTATACAATACAACTACCAAAGGAACGCCGCAGGATTGCGATGGGAAGTGGTGGGAACATTATGAGGTAGCTTTGCAATTATATGTTAAATGCGTTGAGATGTTGAGGGAGGTTGCTCCTGTTGACTGCGTGCATTCAATGAGTAATCACGATTACCAAAGCGGATTCCATTTAGCTCATGCTTTGAAGTCATGGTTTAGAAATACAAATGATGTTTCTGTTGATGCAGGAGTTGCACATCGTAAATATTACAAGTACGGAAGCAATTTAATAGGCTTAGAACATGGAGATGGTGCGAAGATGGATAATCTTCCATTGCTTATGGCTCAAGAAAGGCCTCAAGATTGGGCAGGAAGTAAATTTAGATATTGGTATCTGCATCATTTACACCACAAAGTAAAACATAAATGGAGAGATGGAAAGGATTTTATTGGCGTAACTGTGGAATATTTAAGAAGTCCAAGCGCAGCCGATTCATGGCATTCAAGAAAAGGATTCACAGGCTCACCAAAAGCAGTTGAGGCGTTTATACATGAATATGATAAAGGTCAAGTTGCAAGATTAACACATTTTTTTTAATATAATCCCCCCCCCCCAGTAGGAGCTTCAGAGATGAGGCTCTTTTTTTTTGCAAATTATTTTAATATTATAGTTGCTATTCTTAAAATATATTATATATTTGTCTTAACAAAGAGAAACAAAAACAACTAAAAAACAAGATTATGAAATTAAATATTGAAACAAAAGAAGCGACAGGTACAATTGATGAGCTTGTAAAACACTATGTAAGAAGAGCAGGCTGGTTTGATGACTTGCATTCTAATATGAAAGCTAGGATTAAAGAGTTAGAAGATGATCAAGATATACGTTCAGTTCACTCATCCTTAATTGTAGCAGAAGAGTTAAAGGATCAATTAAAGGCTATAAGCGCATGGTGGGAACCTAAAACTGTATGGGAGGCTGATTATGATGGCAAGTCAGAAGTTGATATGCAATTAAGACATGCGCCCAATAAAAAATTAAGTGGAAAAGGATATTAAAAAACTTTGCAGATATTAAAAATATTTATATATTTGCATCAAACAAAACAACAAAACAATGAAAAACTTAACAGCAGACGAAAGAGTAAGATTAGAGTTTTTAGAGGATGCTTTACAAGAGCATTTAAAGACGGAACAGTTTATACTTTCAACAGGTCAGTACATGGCTTCGGGTATTAACCTTGCAAAAGTAAAGGTAATTTTAGAAATATTAATTGCAGATTATAAAAATAAATAAGATGGGTAAACTTAAAGAATTATTACTAGGATCAAGACCGCAGCAAATCGATAGAGATGCAATGATTGAGCAGCAGATAAATGATGAATACGATAGATGCTCAGAGTTACACAGCTCTTGGAGAAGTGGAGAAAGAAATCCATTAAATGAATCAATTAACGAATGGCAATTTTTGAACAAACCAACTAAACAACAATAAGATGAACAAAGACAAACTAAACGAATTGTACAAGAAGAACGGCTTAACTGCTGACGATGTATTTAAGCACAAGTTCTACACAATTATTTCAAGATCTGGAATAGATAAAATTCAAGCCAATAACAATATTGAGATTGATTACGATCTATTACACAACTCAACAGATAACAAATGTATTATTATTAAGGCAACTGCAAAGAGCGGTGATAAGATAATCCAAACCTTTGGCGAATCTGCTCCAAATAATACATCTAATGCTTACCCTGTTGCAATGGCAGAAAAGCGAGCAATGAGCAGAGCAGTATTAAAGTTAACAGGATTTTATGAATTAGGTCATTTTGGCGAAGATGAAGCCGATGATTTTAAAAGAAAATAAGATGAAAAACGAAACAGGAAGAGGATGGCATCCTAATACAGATTTACAAGAAGTATTATTTAACACCTACAAAACAAAATCTATTATTGGGCAGGCTTTAGAATTATCACAGCCAACGCTTAAAATACTTTTAGCGGATGAAAAAAAGATTACCTTTAAGCAATTGTTAAAAGTAAGTAAAGACAGCAAAATAAGTTTAATCAAATTAATAAAACTACTATAATGTTCAAGGAAGAAAGACTAGAGTTACTATTAGCAAAGTCGGCAGAAGTAAATAAAACTTGTGTTAAAAGAATGCTTGAGAAAGGCAGGAAAAGATTTAACGTAGAGGCCAGGAATATGGTTTACACAATACTCAGGAGAAACGATTGGAGTTACCAAAAGATTGCAGATAATTTTGGCAAAAATCACTCTAGTATATTGCATGGAGTTTCTACACATGAAAGAGATTATAAAACTTTAAATTATTATCAAAAATCATTTGATAGGTTAGAGATGTTAATTTCTGAAGATGTAGATTTAAAACTGTTTAAAAAAGAAGAGATCAATAAAAAAATTGAAAACCGTATTGAAAAGCTAGAAAGTGAAAATGCAAGGCTTAGAGATCAAATTTTCGATATTAAATTAAAATCATTATGCAGTTAAAAGGAACAATAGTTAAGATCAAAGATGTTAAAGTAATATCTGAGAAGTTTAAGAAGCAAGAAGTAATACTCAAACAAGAGGGCGTAGAGTACGATTCAGATGTTCCTGTTGAGTTTATGCAGGACAAAGGAATAGAGCTTGTAAAAGGCTTAAAAATAGGCAAGGTTTACGAGATAGACATCAACCTAGCAGGAAGAGAATGGAAAGACAGGCATTTTATTAGCTTAAAAGCTTGGAGAGTTAAAGAGGTGGAAGCGGAAGCTGCGCCGGAAGACGATGGAAATATGCCATTTTAAAAT